ACTCCTTTATTAATTAACAAATTTATCTTTGATGGATTTATGGTCCTAGTATTAGGTTCATTTGGTATTGCATCTGTAGATAAATGGATGAACAAAAAAGACAAACACGAGGAAGATAAAGATAATAATCAAATAGAAGAATAATGAGTTTAAAAAGTTTACAAGAAAGAGCAGGAGTAGCCGCAGATGGTGCTTTTGGTCCGGGTACGATGAAAGCAGGAATGGCTATGTTGAAATTAACACCTGTTAGAGCAGCTCACTTCTTTGCTCAAACATCACACGAAACAGGTGGTTTTAAAGCATTTAGTGAAAACCTAAATTACTCAGCACAAGGTTTACAAGGTATTTTTGGAAAATATTTCCCAGGAACTTTAGAAGAATCTTATGCTCGTCAACCCGAAAAAATCGCTAACCGTGTTTATGCTGATAGAATGGGTAATGGAAATGAAGCTTCAGGTGATGGATGGAAATTTAGAGGGCGTGGTGCATTACAATTAACAGGTAAAGCTAATTACGAAGCATTTGCTAAGTATTTAGGTACTAACGAAGTAATAGAAAATCCTGATTTAGTGGCTACTAAATATTCTTTTGATTCAGCAATGTTTTTCTTTGAAAAGAATAAATTATGGGCTATTTGTGACAAAGGAATTAATGATGCTGCTATTTTAGAATTAACTAAAAGAATCAATGGTGGTACTCACGGATTAGAAGATAGAAAATTAAAAACATATAAATATTACGAATACGTTAAATAATGGCTTACACAAGAGAACAAATAGAAGCCGCTGTAAAAGCTAAAGGATATGTTTGGTTTGAAGGCGCAAAAGATTTCGATGTTAATATCGTAGGAGTTAGAAACTCTTCAACTGGAAATAAGGTAACAAATGTTTTTGATGACCATATTACTGTTTCTTATAAAGAAGGTGGTGAATGGAAATTTCATCAATGGTCCGCAACAACTGATCCTGGTAAGAAAGGAGTAATGGAATACCATAACGCAGCAGGTGTTGCTCGTTTAGTTGAAGGTCAATACAGAGGTTCACATACCCTAGGTTTACACCAAGGAAAATATGAAGCTTTAAAACAAGCAAAACCAGTTAAAGTTTACCGTGATGCAAATCGTGATCTGATTTATGATGAAACTAAAATAGCTGAAGGTATATTTGGTATTAATATTCATAAAGCAGGTACAGATTCTACTTATGTAGAAAACTGGTCTGAAGGATGTCAAGTATTTAAAAAAGCAGCTGATTTTGAAGCGTTTATGGTTATTGCTAGAAAAGCAGCAGCAATTCATGGTAAGTCATTTACTTATACACTGATAGAATCATCAGACATAAAATAACTTATATATAATTCAATAAAATTGAGCGCGGGGTATTGTGAATACTCCGCGTTCTGTTTTTATAAGCGCTATAGAAACGTTTTAGACGATATTTATAAACGTGGATGCAGATAAAATATTTGGATTATTCAATGGTGAAGAACCTGATTCTTTAAAAGGTAAAGCCGAAATGACTGATGCTTTATTAAACTTTAAAGAGCATCCTTTATTCTGGGTGGGTATGTTTAAAAAACTTATCCATAACCATAAAACATTTAATAGAAAAGTAATGAATTTCTTCTCCCAGATGGATGAGGAATTAGACCTTTATGATGTTGAACAAGCCGGAGAATTTGTAGTTTATAATAGAGCTTGGTTTTGGATTTCAAAAATCGATACTCAAATTTCCTCTCACCAAGATGCTTTATTACATTACGCCGATGAGTATCTTCTTACTTATGTAAAATTTGCTATTTCGTATTTTGAAGAACTTGAAGAATATGAAAAATGTGCGCAGCTTGTAAAAATTCAAAATCTTCTCAAGGAACTTTTAAACTAAGCTTGGCACCTCAGAATTTATATATTATATTGGGGATACGAGAGAAAAAGAAAATAAAGAATGTTATGAAAAACAGAGAGATTATAATGAGACGGTTAGAGCGAGCCGAGGGAGAAGTTGAGAAATTACATCTATTCCTAAATCGTGGTGGTTCAAGAGAACAAGTAGAAGAAGTATTGATTACTCTTCGTGAATCACTTGATGATGCTAAAGTATTTATTCAACAAGAACCTCTAAGTCCGGGGGAAATCAATCGTTTTTAATATTATGCAACTAACAGCAGAACAAGTTCAACAAAATTGGTTGGATTTTATTGGTTTTATTGATGACCATATTTCTGAACCACGTAAAACAGCACTCAAAGCGTTTTACGAAAAATATGAAGACCGTATTATTTTGATGCCGGCTGCTCATAAAAAAGAATATCATAATGCTTTTCCTGGAGGGTATGTAGAACATGTTAATCGTGTTATGACTTGTGCTCTTCACCTTCATAAATTGTGGGGTGATATGGGAGCTAATTTAGATACATTTACTAAAGAGGAACTTATATTTTCGGCTTTAAATCATGACCTGGGTAAAATGGGTTCGGAAGAGGAAGAATCATATGTTCCTCAAACTGATAATTGGAGACGAGAAAAATTAGGTGAGGATTATATGTTTAATACTAAAGTCCCATTTGCTTCTGTTCCTGATCGTGGTCTATACCTACTCCAGGCACATGGTATTCAATATTCATTCAATGAGATGATAGCAATTCAAACTCATGATGGTTTGTATGATAAGGCAAATGAGAAATATTTAATGGCTTATATGCCCGAACAAAAACCACGTACCTCACTCCCATTTATTATACACCAGGCCGATTTGATGGCTGCTCGTATTGAATTTGAACGTGAGTGGTTACCTAAATTCCAAGGTAACTTGGATACTAAGAAAAAAGGTTTTACATTGGAGTCAAATAAAAAACAACCTTCAAAAAATAGCAGCCAAACAAAAGCATTAGGTTCGCTAAAAAATGCAGGATTAAAAAATTTATTAGATAACTTATGATAGGACTTACAATAATTTTAGGCATATTGGTCGTGATCCTTGGATATACGACCTTTAACCTCCTACGCAAAAACGAAAAACAAGAAGATATCCTGCAAGGATACATGGTTTATTTGAATAAAATTTCTCAAACTATAGAAGCCGCCGATAAAAAAATCCAAGAAATAGATATTAAAGGTAGCTTTAAATCAGATGATGAAGTAGGATTTTTCTTCCAACAAATACAAAGCATTCAGACTATCCTAAATACTTTTATCATCAAGAATGTTGAAAAGTAATGGAAGTAGTAGTAAAGAAAAAGAAAAAAGGGATACAATACTTTACTCAAGATACTGAGAATGCTATTGTATTATATAACCATACTGAGGATTCTGAAGAAAGAAGTAGAATTTATAGAGAAAAAATTCACTACGGATTTTTTAAACTAACAGAAAATATTATTCATACTTTTAAATTTTACTATACAGAAGTAGATAATATTGAAGATTTACAACATGAAGTAATTACATTCCTTCTTTCTAAAATTCATTTGTATGATCAATCAAAAGGTGCAAAAGCATATTCATACTTTGGAACTATTGCAAAACGTTATTTGATTCTCTCAAATCAGAAAAATTATAAAAAACGTGTTGATACAGCCCCCATTGAGGTTTTAGAAGAAGATGAAAATCATTCTTACAATATTGATGAAGGATCATATGATGAAAAATTATCTCAATTTATAGATGAATTTACTCACTATTGTACTGAAAATATTTTTGAAATTTTTCCCAAAGATTATGATGCTCAAATAGCAGATGCAATTCTAGAATTATTCCGCAAACGAGAAAATCTAGATGTATTTAATAAAAAAGCACTTTACATTTATATCCGTGAACAAGTTGATGTAAAGACCCCCAAAATAACTAAAATAGCTAATCAGCTTTACGATATCTTTAAAGAAAACTATGTCTTTTATTTAGAACACGGATATACAAATTTCTAGTTTCAATATTTATTAGAAACAAAATTGTATATTTATGTCACAATTTGATAGTGTAATATTTGGTAAGAAAAAATTTTCCGACATTTTGGAGGAAATTTATAATAACCAACAGAAAAAAGATAAACAAGTCACAGCTCTTATAAATGAGTTAAAACCACTTATTTCAGAAATTGGTGATGCTACTCTTGTAGTTCCATTAATTAAAGAATATATGGAAATAAGTGTAAAAAATGATGACTTATTAATTAAAATGGCAGCGTTAGCTCAACGTGCTATGCAAACTCAAACAGCAGATGGTACTTTAACTATTTCTGATGAAGAAAAAGAACAACTTCTTTCAGCAATGAACGAGTTAAAAGGAGAAAAATAATGGCATATGTTGATTTTGGTTTAGCGGCTCAAGAAGCAAATAATAGAAGTTCATTTGCTCAACAGGGACAATTTGTTATTCAACCTGTAAGAGTTCGTTTTACTTTTTTAAATCCTGAAAGTATAAAAAATGATTTGCCAAAATTATTTGATAAATATGGGGGATATGATACTTTAGGTGGTATTTTATTTGATTCTTTTACTAACCCTACTGTTCCTGTAAGTGAGGATTTTGAAGATAATTTAACTGAAAATTATAATTTTGCAAAACCGTTATTTGCTAATATAAGACAAGTACCTTTATTAAATGAGATAGCATATGTTGTGTCATTTCCTTCTACTAAAACTCAAGATCCTCGAAATGTAGACTTAAACCAAACAGATTACTATTATTTTCAACCTATTAATCTTTGGAATACTTTACATCAAAACGCGTTTCCTGATCCTCTTGTTGAATTTAATGCTCAATCTTCTCCACAACCAAAAAATGTTTCCTATCAAAGAGCCCAAGCAGGAGCAACCACAAACTCAGATGCACCTGAACCAGAAATTAATTTAGGAAATACATTTGTTGAAAGAGATAATATTAAATATCTTCAACCTTATGAAGGAGATATAATTTATGAAGGTAGATGGGGTCATAGTATTCGTTTTGGTTCAACAGTTTTAAATCAAAATCCATGGTCACAGGTTGGAGAAAATGGTGATCCTATTTTAATATTAAGAAATGGTCAAGCACCAACAGAAACAGAAGCTTGGATACCAACTATTGAAGAAATTAACGAAGATTTAGGTTCAATGTATTTTGGTAGTACACAACAATTACCATTAGATGCAGCTTCAACAGATTATACTAGTTATCAATCTAATCCTCCAACAATTCCTAATCAATATAGTGGAAGCCAAATTATTATAACCTCAGGAAGATTAGTATTTAATAGTTCTAAGGATCATATTCTTTTAAGCTCAAATAAATCAATCAATCTAAATTCAGTTGAAAGTTTTAATGTAGATACAGATACAGCTGTTATTCAAAGTAGTAAAATATATTTAGGAGATAAGAATGCAGATGAACCTTTACTTTTAGGTAACCAAACAGTTGATTTATTAGATCAATTAATTGAATCTTTAAAAGTATTTATGACTACTTGTCAAACTTTAGTAGGAACACCTGCTGGAGTCCCATTAGCCCCTTTAAATGCAATGGCATCTACAGTAAATAATACTTTAAATTTACTTCAGAAAGATTTACAAAATATTACTTCAAAAGATAATTTTACTATATAATGGCTATTTCTCCAACTCAAGCAAGTAATTTAATCAAAACAGCATCAGATTTAAATTCAAAAACTTCTGATGTTAAGAAGGCTGCTAAAGATTTTGCCCAAAAACAACAATCTGATCAATTACTAAAAAATAGTAAAGACCCAAATTACACAGGATATAATCAAGATTTAAAAAGTTTTAGAGATAAAAAAAAGAAAGAAACTGAGGATGCTAGAGCAAAATTAAAAGCAGAAAGAGATGCTGCTAAAACTGAGGCAGAAACTAGAAAAAATGATCTTAACCAAACTCAAGAAACCATCCAAAACAACACTCCTTCAGATCAAAAACCTAAAGGACCTAGCAAATTAAACCCTGTTATAACTGCCCAAGCTAAAAAATTAAGTATTTTACTAATTCCAAGTTTATTATCATTAGCTAATGATTATATTGGTGAAAACGTTGATTTGTGTCCTTCACCAAATATAACAAAAAACGCTTTAGATACTTTTAACAATATTGTTAAAGATTTAAATAATACAGCTGAAGGTGTAAATAAAGTAGCAGGTGTTAGTCAAATAATTGCAACTGGGGCATCTACTATTCAACAAATATCTACAGTATTAAAAACAACTATTCCTATAGTCTCAGCAGCTGCTAAAATAACCCCAGTTATTCCAGGAGCACTTGTTTCGGCATTAGATGATTTGGATTACTTTAATAATATTTTATTATATACTAATGATGGAAGTCCAAAATTACCCCCTATAATTGCGGGTGTAAATGGATTAGCAGTTTCCCTTTCAGTATTTTCTTTAGGTTGTAGAAATGCTGCTGCTATTATAGAAAACATTTCAGCAAAACTTAAACAATGTCTTCCTCCTGAAGACCAAAAAGATATAGAATCACTTTCAGATGCCT